CTTTGCGAACTTTCGGTGCAATGCTGCCCTGTATCCACAGGATCAGCTTCGAGCCCTCGGGCACGGTCGCGGTGTTGAAGTCGTTGCGCTGGGCGGCTGCATCGACCTCGGGACCGGCGACAATCTTGGCCTTGCCGTTACGGTCCACCGAGATGGTTGTGGCGATTCTCATGGGTCAGCCTTAGGCGGTGACGAGAACCTCGGCCTGCGTGGTGTCCGCGGCGGCGGCGCCGAACATGATGTCGTAGGACGCCATGTGGCTGCGGCTCGCGCGGCTGTACCACACCGACAACAGGCAGCTCAGGCCGTTGTTGGTGGTCACCGTGCGCTGCTCGATGAACTCGCCGGCGATCATGCCGACCGGGAGGCCCGCGGCAATGGCGATGGCATCCGGGCCGCAGACGAAGCCAACGGCGTTGGTCTCGGCCGAGGTCCAGCGGTTGTTCTCAGCGATCACGTCGAACCCGAAACGGCCGTTGGCGAGCTGGTCGAAGCGGCCATCGGGGAAGTAGTTCGCGGCGCCCGAGAACTGCAGGCGGGCCAGATGGCCACCGTCGAGGATCAGGTTCTTCGAGCGGTAGTTCTTGGCGAGCGCCAGGATCGCAGGCAGATCCGAGGTGTCGAAGTTCGCGGCCGTACCGATAGCGGTGGCGGCGCCGTAGTTGCCGGAGACCATCAGAGCGGTCAGCACATCGCTGATGCCGTAGGCGAACAAGTCAGCGGAACCCGCGGCCAGGTCGGCCAGGCTGAAGCCCTGATTGAGCTCCTGCTGAGTCACGGTGAAGTTCTTCGAGATCTGGTTCACGGTCACCGAGGTGGCCGCCAGAGTGCTGTCGTTGTTGGTCTCCCAGGAGGTCGGGTTGGTCTGGGCGGCAGTGCCGGTGGTGTACTTCTTCACCTGCACGGTCGCGCGGGGGCGGAGGTTGTCCAGGCCGACGTTGCGGCTGAACGCGGAGACCAAGGCCAGCCGGTTGGCAGCCACGGTGATCACGGCGTCGGCGAGGTAGTCGACAACCAGGCCCGAGGCGAACGTGTTGGCGTTTTGCGGGGCGTGGATCGCGCTCTGGCGCAGCAGCTCGCTGTGGTTCTGGATCAGCCAGGAGCGACGATCAGCACCGGCCTGCATCTTCTTGTGGGCCTCGAGCAACGGATTGCCGAGGTTCTCGATGCGGGCCGGGGCGATGGGCTCCGGGGCCGGGGCGGCGGTGGGGGCCTTGGCGCTGATGGCAGCGGCGACGGCCTTGGCGACGATGCTCTCGATGGACGAGGCATCCAAAGTAGCGGTCGGCGCAGTAGGAGCGGCCGCCACCACGGTGTTGGATTCAGTCATATTGTGTGGTGTCTGTGATGTCGGCGCGGTTGTCGCGCCATCTGCGGCAGCGGAAGTGCTGGCCGTAGAAATCTTGTCGTCGATGGATTCTTCCTCCTGTTCCTCCTCCTCCTCGAGCTGGGCGTAAAGGGCCCGGAACCAGTCACGGCCCGCGGCACCGCCCCAGAGGTTTGCGGCCACGTCGGCCGGGCTGTCGGCCTCGGCCTCGAGGAAGCGCTCATTGCGGGCCCACCAGGCATTGGCCTTGCGGATCTTGGCCTCGGATGGTGCCTCGCCAGCCTTCAGAGCATAGGCCTCCCGGATGGTGACATCCTCAAGACCTTCGCCACCGAGTCCTTGCTCGACCTGCTTGATGCCCTTGTCCAAGGCGGATCTGACCGCCGGAGGCGCCGTCTTGGTCACCGCTCGCGGATGCCAGCAGGCAGCCATGGCCAGCATCTCGGTCATGCTGTCGGCCAAGCCGAAAGCCACAGCCTCCTGAGCGGTGAACCAGGTCTCGGCCGTCATGGCCGCGCGGATCTGCGCCACCGGCTTTCCGGTGCGCTTGGAATAGATGCCAGCCAGAACCTCGGCGTGCTGATCCAAGGCCGCGGCCATCTTGCGCATATCCTCGGCCGTACCGGCAACCATGCCGGACGGGTCGTGGATCATAAAGAGCGCCGCGTCGGCGATCTCAACGGTGTCGCCAGCCAGAGCGATGATCGAAGCGATTGAGGCCGCGATGCCGACCACCCGGGTGGTCACCTGCGCATTCCGGCCGCGCAGCATATTGTAGATGGCCAGGCCGTCCCAGACATTGCCGCCCGGGCTGTTGATCTCGACCACCAGAGGGCCGGGACCGACAGACTGCAAAGCGTCGGAGAAGGCCTTGGCCGAAACACCGGAGCCACCGAACCAATCCTCGCCGATCTGGTCGAAGATCTGGATCATGGCGGGCTCAGTCGCCGCCGCTCGGGGCTGATAGGACAGCCAGTTGGTCGCTTTGATCATTGGGTCGTCGCCGCCTTCTTGGCCCTAGGTTTGCGGATTTTGCCAATTTTGGCAATGGGTTCAGCCGGAGGTTCAGCAGGAATGGGTTCCGGCAGGCTTTCGCCGCTCGGTTGATCCTCCACCACAGGAAGCGCAGGCTCGGGCGCGATTGGGAGCTTCTGGGCGGTCGAGATCTCGGAGACGTCGATGCCGTACTTCACCGCCAGGTCGCGGATGTGCTTGGCCTGTTGCGCCTTGGCCTCGAGGGCCGAGCGCCAGTCGATGCCGCGGGCGCCGTAGATCTCGTCGTAGGTCGTCACACCGGCCTCGAGCTCGGCGAGCTGGGCGGCCGAGTTGCGGCCGACGTCGACATTGGGTGCCCGGGGAGCCTGGATCGCCACCTCATACCAGTCGTCCGGGGAATCCTGCAGGGTCGGTTCCACCCGGATGGCGTATTCCATGACGTATTCCCAGATCCGCCGGGCGGCCGAGGCCATCACCTGGTGCCGGCTGCGAAACCAGACCGACGACATATCGAGTGCGCCGCGGTACACGGTGCCCTGCATTCCCTCGGGGAAAACCAGAACGTATGGGATGCCAACACCGGCGCACACCTTCTCGGTGAGCTGGCGCCAGTATTCCCTCATGTTGACGTTGGGGCGGTCGGCTTGGAACTGCTCGAACTCGTCGCCGCTCTTGAGAACTTTGACGGTCGACCCGAACACGTTCTCGTAGTAGGTCTGTGCCGTTCCCTGTGAACCAGCCACACCGGAGCGCAGGCTGGTGGCTTGAACCTCGCCGGAAGCCGTCTTGATGACCTGGGCCACGCTGGATGCCAGCTTGCAGGATTCCATCTCGAGCTTCTGCAGGTCGTCGAGATCGTGCAGGTCGTTGATCACGCACGCCACGAACGGCAGGCCGCGGAGCTGGCCAGCACGCTGGGCCTCGTAGATGTGGATGATTGAGTCTGACGAGATCGACCGGATGTCCTGGAGCTGGCCCTGCTGCGATTCCTGCCCGATGTAGTAGGACAAGGCCCGGCCGGTCTTGATGTCGAACCGGACGCCATCGAACACGTCGACGTCGTTGTCCTTACCATTCGGCGTGGCCACCTGCTGCGGCTCGATGAGCTGTAGCCGGGGGCGCCCGGAGTCGCCCTTGGTCAAGAGGATGAAGGATTCGCCGTCGTAGAACCACCCGCGGGCAGCCAACGACATCAGGGTTCCGAACGATTGCCGGCTGCCGATGTCCGGGTAACGGCACCAGGTATCCCACCAGCGCTTCGCCCGGAGGTTCCAGTCGGGGTCAGAACTGGCCGGCTGCACCGAGAAGTTGCTACCGACCGTGTAGTTCTCGAACAGGTCGCCAAGGCGATTCATCACCGCATTGTTCTGCTCAAAGAATCGGCTCTTTCGGACAATCTGCTGCCGGGTGCTGCTGGTAACATCAAACCGCACCGATGTGTAGCTGGTGTCCAGGAAGGAACGCCGGATCGAATTGGCCGCCCCCTCGTAACGGTCGACGGGCTGCGACCTGAGCCTCTGCAGGATGTTGGCGAAGATTCCCATCAGGTGATTCCCGTTCTGAAGGTGCCTTCACGTCGGAAGTTCGAGAAGTCACCGCCGTAGGATGTGGCCGCAATCAGGACCACGGCCATCAGCTTGTTGTAGATCTGGGCGTCGGTCGGGCTGGTGATGCCGTCCTGGCCGAGGTAATACACGGCCAGATCGTAGTCGTTCAGCAGGCTTTCCCACATCTCGACCATCTCGGAAGGCGTCGGGCCGCCCTTGCCGGGCTCGGCAAACTCGACCGACACATCCGAGGATGATGTCGACCGGACAATCTGGCCGGACTCGATGACCGAGGATGCCGCGATGGACTTGGCCGACAGGGCAGCCAGAAGCGTCGAACCCCCGAGGGCCGAGTAAACAGCCCGCAGATAGGAGCGCTTGATGGCGACGGTGAACGTGAACACCCGGCGGGATAATGCACCGCACGGATGTCGCTGCAATAGGTTAGCAGAATGTCATGTTTCGGCAGCCTGCACCAAGTCGTTCCAGAGCATCACCATGGCAAGCTGCATGATCTCGCAGTCGTGCAGGTGGTCCGGCCACTTCTGGTTGCGCTTCGTCCAGACGTGCTTGATCCGGCCGGCACGGTTGGCCACAGGCCGGAGCTGATGGCTGTCGAGATGGCGCCAATACAGCTCCTGATCGGACAGGTAGGCGCCTTCGGCCTCGAGCACCGGAGGCGTCGGGCAGACGCCCCATTCCCGGTCGATGTCGCCCTTGCGCAGGCGGGAGAGCATATCGCGCAGGTGCTCGGTGTCGAACACCAGGAGGGGCTGCACCACATCGGTGCGCATCGAGGATGACGTCGACAGGCCGAACGGGTGCACCGTGCCGCTCTGGGCCGTGAACCGGGCGCCGGTCTCCCGGCCCTTCAGCGGCAGCCACCCGATGATCATGGGCTTGCGGAGGCCGCCTTCGGGCGGGTACCGGAGGCCGCAGGGATAGGTGATCGGGTTGGATGTGACCGTCGAATAGGCGCCGCAGGCATCGTAGACGGCTTGCGTGTTGAAGCCGGAGTCGATGCCGACATCCATGTCATGCACCTCGAGGGCGATCTGCACCCGTCGGAGGGCCGCGAAGTCGTCGGCGTGGCCCGCGGCGATCAGCGTGGAGTTGCCGTCCTTCCATTCCCGGCACACCCACCACAGGAACGGCGCCACGGCCTGCACGTCGGCCGTCAGATACCTGCGGCCGCCGTCGAGCTTAACCTCGACCGATGTCTCCGGGCGCTCCTGCTGCACGTCCTGCTGCTCCCAGGGCTCGGCAAGATTTCCATTGATGAAGCCCTGCAGGCCGCCCATCGACTGCTTGGCCTCGATAAACGCCACGGCCAGGTGGCCCCAGGTGCATTTGCGGTCGGGGCTGTACAAGCTGGAGAGATGGTACGAGCGCACGCCGGGCAGCGCCCCGGGGTTCTCCGGGATCCACCGTCCATGGCGCAGCCCTGCCACCTTGTGGGCGTCGGTGATCTTACCCTGGCAGAGCTGGCAGACGTAATGCGCCGAGGCCCGGATCTTCGAGAGGTCGTGCTTGCCGTCCTCGGTCTTGTGGTCCTCCCAGGTCACTTGGCGCCATTCCAGCCGGATGTATTCCCGGCAGTGCGGGCATGGCAGGTAGAACCGCCTCTGGTCGCCGCGGAGGAAGCGCTGCCAGATCCGCCCCTCCACCACGGTCGGCGTCGAGGTCATGAAGGCCTTCGACGATGAGAACGATTTGAGGCGCTGCTCGGCCAGGTCCAGTGCGTCGGCTTCCTTGGCCGTTGCCTCGGCGAACTTGTCCACCTCGTCGGCGATCAGCACCCGCACCGGGCGGCTGGCCAAGTTGGCCGGGCTGTTGGATCCGACGAATGTCAACGTCGACCGGGTGAAGTTCTGCTCGAGGTTGGTGATCTTGTCGGCCTCAGCCGGGAAGCATTCCAGCATGGCCGGGCTGTCCTCGAGCATTGGGAGCCATCGAGATTTCGAGAACGAACGGGCGAGGTTCTCGGTCGGCATCAGCCACAAGGCCGGGCTCGGCTCGTTGGCGATCAGCCAGGACAGGCCGGCCATCAGTGTGGTTGTCTTGGATGTCTGGGATCCCCAGCAGAGCGTCACCTCAGAGACCGATGGGTCTTTCCATGCTTCCATCGGCTCCCGGGTGTATGGCCGAACCGAGGTGCTGAACGGGCCGGGATGCTCGGTCTGGCGGGCGGTCAGCCGGAGGTTAGCCTCGGACCATTCGACAACGGTCTGCACCGGCGTCGGCTTGTAGAGGTTCCGGCGGTAGTCGAGCAGGTTGCGCTGCAGGTCGGTCAGGTTCACAGGAGGCGCCCTTCGTGTTGGTTGGAGATTCTAGCGTGTGCGATCTTGTGATATTCCGGGTCGCGCTCGATGCCGATGAACCGGAAGCCGTTGATGGTTGCAGCCTTGCCGGTGCTGCCGCTGCCCATGAACGGGTCGAGCACCACGCCTCCTGGCTGGGTGACGAGGCGGCAGAGGTAGGCCATTAGCATGGTCGGTTTGACGGTGGGGTGATTGTTCTCGGATTCTCGATCCACTTTCCCAGCCTTTGCCGTATAAAAGAACCGAGCACCGGACTTCAGCGACAGGGCCGCCTCGTTGCTGCCGTCGTGGATGATGTTGGCAGGCCAGCGGCCGACGCATTGACGGCCGTCAAATTCTTTGTGTGATGATATTGGTGTGACGGTTCTCTTGTTTTCTAAATCTTTGTGTCCTGCGCTTGGATTCCATCGGCTTTCCGTCCCCACTCTGCACCCATCGACATTGATGGCGCCGGTGCCGTACTGGATGACATTGGCGGCCACCGTGCTGGAGAATGGCTTTCGGGCCATGGTGATCGGCTCCAGGGCAGGCTTTAGGGCGGTGCCCCAGCCGGACCATTGCTGGGCTTCGGGAGTGGCGGGGGCGGTGATCTTTCCCGCGTTTGGTCCTGATGCGCTGCCAAACGTGTCGGTTGTGTATGTGCTGCCGCCCACGCGGTAGCCGGTGCGCTTTACCCACTCCTCGTCAACCCCAAGCACCTCCCTCTCTGCCCCGGCCGCCTTGTCGATTGCCTTGCTCACATCCAGCGACTTTGGGAATCCCGATCCATACACCCAGGCGATCATGTCGCGGATCTCAAAGCCGGCGTCCTCGATCCTGCACGCCATCCGGTGCTGCGTCCTGGTTCCGGCAAAGGCCAGAAGATGACCTCCCGGCTTCAGCACCCGTAGACACTGCTCCCAGATAGCCACGCTCGGAACGTCGTAATCCCACTTCTTGCCCATGAATGACAGGCCGTAAGGCGGGTCGGTCACGATGCTGTCGACCGAGTTGTCCGGTAGTGTGGCCAGAACATCGAGGCAGTCCCCCAGGTGTAGTTTGTAGTTCATTTCCATGGGTCGGTATTGTGAAGGGTTTTCAGCGCCACCTCCTGCACCCAGCGGGAGAGCTCCCGCTCGGCGTGCTCGGGGTCGTGCGGTGCTATCCGGCCGGAGAGCTGTTTCGGCATCGCCTTTAGCAGTGAGGCCACCGCCCCATCGTGTTCCTGCATTACCTTCCGCACCCAGTCGCCGGAGACCAGGCGCCGTTCCTTCTCGGCCTGGGCGATCACCTCGTCCCGGGATGCCGTCAGGTTCTTTGCCGCGGCGGCATGGATTGCCACGAGGCGGGCTGCATCGGCCCGGCGGCCGCGGAGGGCCTGCACCGCCAGATCGTAGGCCGCCCGCTCGATCTCCTTTTGCCGCTCGTAGGCGCCCTGCGGCGAGTCGGTGGCCGCGGTTGCGGTGTCGACAGGCTGCGCGGCTTCCGCGGGGCGGTAGGGCCCTTCCTGCTCGATGGCTGGTTCTTCCTGGTCGAAGGCGCCGGGTGGCGGCG